TGTGTGATGGTACTCCACCACGTATCAGAACAGTCAGAGTATGGGTCACCTAGTAACCCACCTCATCGCAGAGCAATTCACGGAAAGGTCAGTCAGTTACCTGCACTGATACTTACACTGGGCTATGACCCAACGCAAGGGATACTCAAGGTAGCACCGGTAAAGAATCGCTTTGGTAAACATACTGCAGACGGCAGTGTATTTGCACAGCTACTGGTAAACTACGCAGCAGTACAGATATCAGACCAGAACGAGTTTGGTTGGATGTTACGCAAAGATACAATCGCAGGATACCAAGGAGGATACAATGTATAAAGGTGAGCAGATGCACCACGTGCCAGAAAAAAACAAAAAAGAAAAGACAGAAGTTTCAGAACTAAAGAATACTTACCGAGACAATCTCAAGTTAGATGCACTACGTGCAGATGTTGATGCACTCAAGGTAGACCTCACCAACTTCGTTGGTGCGCTATTGCAATCTGGTATTGTCGAATTAGTTAAAGATGAAGAAGGCAACATCATCTATAAGATCAACAAGGTTGTATTGGTAGATGAGTCAGTACAACAAGACTAAAGGTTCTCAGTTTGAGACAGATGTAATGAAGTGGCTTCGACGTGCTGGAGTCATAGCAGAACGTCTGACTAAAGCTGGGGCAAAGGATGAGGGCGACATCGTAACTGTTATCGCAGGAGAAACCTATATCCTTGAACTCAAGAACAGGGCAACCCTTTCCTTGCCTGAGTTCTGGAGAGAAGCACAAGTTGAGGCGCTTAACTATGCTAAGGCTAGAGGTCTTGGGGAAGTCCCTCTTTCTTATGTAATAGTTAAGCGTCGCAACGCATCAATAGATCAAGCCTGGGTCATTCAGGACCTAGCCCAATGGATAAAGGAGAAACAAATGCCAGTACCAGGTGGAGAAATCACAACATCAGAGATACTAAAGCCAGTAGAAGAAGTAGTTGAAGTTTCAACTACCGAAGAGGATGAAGATGATTTGCCAAAACTGTAGAACAGCAGGCGAAGAGAACTGGGTAGCCCAGTACAAGCGTGCTGCTAAGTTTCACAGTAAGTGCGATGACAAGGGGTGTGTATGCCAGCACAAGACTGGTCCAGGGTACGTAAAGCGGGCAGGTACAAAGGTTCCGTTGATGCAAACACAATCCCCATAGCAGCAATCGTTTCGCACTTCGGAGGTGAAGTAAGAGAAGGTAAGAGCGCATCAGTTAGATGCTGCCTACATAGCGACAGTCGCAGGTCTGCCGTTATGAATACCTATGACAACCTGTACTTCTGCCATACCTGCGGTAAGGGTGGCAACGCAGCTAACTTAGTGTGCATACTAGAGAACTTGGAGTTTAACGATGGCCTCAAACGTGCAGTCGAAATTGCTGCTGGAAGCGGCGCAACAATACGCACAGGCAATAAGTCCAGAGGCTCTAGCCGTACTCGAAGGACGTGGGATCTCTGAAGAGACAGCAGGACTGTTTCAGTTAGGGACTATTACTAATCCAATCAATGGTCACGAGATGTATGAAGGGTGGCTATCCATCCCATACATCACTGCATCTGGTGGTTGTGTTGGCTTTAAGTTTAGAAGATTAGATGATGCCAAGCCTAAGTATGGTTCACCTACTGGGCAGAAGGCACACCTGTATAACGTATGTGACATCACTGTTGACTCACCACATATCGTTGTATGTGAAGGCGAATTAGATGCGATAGTTACTAGCGGTGAGCTTGGTATCCCAGCCGTGGGTGTACCTGGTGTTGCTGCTTGGAAGCCACACTTTCCTAAACTATTTGCGGGGTACGAAACTATCTTTGTTGTTGGTGACAATGACATCAAAGAGGATGGGTCTAACCCAGGTGCTGAGTTTGCTAAGCGCGTGGCGAACGAGGTAATGAACTCACAAATTGTTACACTACCCCCAGGTATGGACATCAATGATTACTACTTGGCTAATGGAATTGATGCTACGAGGAAGTTACTGATAGGGGAGTCAAATGTATGACGATGACAAGAAGCGAGTGGGACACGATGGTACAGACTTTGCAGCATATGGGCTTCCAGATCCTAGAGATCAATATGGAAACCGAGACTATACTCCTTCGGCCTATGCCGACAAGGTAGATGCGGCTTTCATTGCAGATGTCTGGCGCATTATGGACCAAGCAGGCAACCTACTGGTGCGTAAGCATCACGACTACGGCCCAAAGAACATTGCTCACTCACCAGGTGGACCACTTAATGGTCTGCGTGTACGTATGTGGGACAAGATAGCACGCATCAATAACTTACTAGACTCAGGTGTTAAGCCAAGCAATGAGTCATTGCGTGATTCATTTGTAGACTTACTTAACTACTCAGCGATTGCAATGATGGTACTAGATGGCGTATGGCCTGAAGTGCAGGACAATGACTGAACTGCACCCAGTAATCTATGACCTAGTGCCTAGTGTTGCTAACACTATTCATCGTAGGTATAACAAGCACGTTGAGAAGGATGACATCAAGCAAGAGTTGATGGCGTGGGCTATGACTAGGGTAGAAGATCACATCATTGATCTAATGGAACCTATCGAAGAGCGACGCAGACACAACGAACAACGCATTGCTTGGCAGATGAGACGTGTAGCAGAACGTTATGCTCGCAAGGAGAAGGCAGCTAAGTCTGGCTATCAGACTAATGATGAAGCCTACTACGAAGCAGCTACGCTTGGTCAGTTGTTACCCTTTGTTATTGCATCAGTCATAGATGGCACAGTATTAGAGCAAGCACAAGAGATGATTAGAGATGGGCAACCTAAAGGTTCATCATCACCAGCAGAAGGTGGCAACCTACTTGCTAATCTCATTGACATCAAGAAAGGTTTTCTTAAGTTAGACCAAGAGGACCAGGCTATCTTGCGTATGCGCCATCACGAGAGCTTCACCCTGCAACAGATAGCACAGGTACTAGAGTGTGCTATCTCTACTGCAGATCGTAGGTGTGCTCAGGCTTTGCGTAGATTGCAAGATAATCTAGGTGGTGTATCACCGTGGCAATGAACGAAGAGTTATTGTTTACCTTCTTGCGTGAAGGTTTCTATTCAGACTTAGAGAAAGCACCAGGTATCTATGATGCCTTCGACTGCATCTCCAAGCAAGCAGGTCATTACATAGAGTTAAAGTGTAGACATACCCACTATCCCACGCTACTGATAGAGGAGATGAAGTATCGCAAGCTGATAACGCAGGCAGCAGAGCGAGATCTTATCCCCTACTACATCAACTCGACACCGGAAGGTGTCTTTTCTTTTGACCTGATGGATGTACCAGAACCTGAATGGTTTAACCATTGGATGCCAGCAACCACAGAGTTTGCTCGTTCTAATAAAGTATCAAAGTTGGTAGGTTATCTACCCATAGAGGAAGCGGTGCAGCTCTAATGCAGTACGACTATCGTTGCCCTGATTGCAACAGCGTATTAACTATTGAACGGTCTATTCACGAGGAACCTCGTGAGCCATCTTGCTTTGACTGTCATATACCTATGGTGCGTAAGTGGGACACGCCCTCTATCACCTTCAAGGGTAAAGGGTTTTACTCTACTGGTGGATAGTGCTACACTTTAGATCTCGGCAAGCGACCGCTTGTAGAGTGCTAGCAAGAAGCCCCCGCCATTTACGGCGAGGGCTTTTTGTTTGCTAGGAAAGGGTTAGAAACCTAACAATTCTTAGTACCAACCGACTCGATCTGAGTGTCGGAGAGCACTGCAGAAACTGCCTCGATAGCGGTGTTGAGTGTATCGTACAGCGTGAAGGATTTGTAGTTCAGGCTCTCCACTACGCTCTCTAAGGAGCTGAGCAATTCCGAAAGCTGAGCTAATTGGTTTACCCGAAGAGTCTCTTGGGCGAGCAAGGTGGTCGAAGCGGGATTCACGGGTCCAAAGTGTGACCGCACACTCTCTCTGTTGTGCGTTGTAACCGAGTGCTCTGAGGAAACTAACTGCAAGTGCTTTGTTCTCACGCTTCTCCTCCATCGTAGCCTTCGTCCGCTCCTTCATAATCGGTACGTCCGGCAACTTCGGGGACTGCGTTCGCTCTGGTATGAATACCCACAGTAAGCCTACTATTACTATCAATGATCCAAGTCTTGCCCTCTTGCTCATCAAAACTCCTTTGTTCATCAAGCAGCTGCTTGTATGTCTCTGGGTATAAGTGCGCTAGGCGCACGAGTGCCTTGTCTCTTGCCCGTCTATAATTACGGTAGTGGATAGATTGTTTCCCGCTTACCTGTCTACTCTCCATTGATCTTATCCTCCCACACTATAAGCACATAGACTATCACCATTATCACCGCTATCCCTAACCAGTAGCTCATAAGCTCGCTGCCCTTACTATCTCGGTGATGTCGAGTGTCTGCCCTACTAGGTGCGCGTCCTCTTCATCACTATCCCACGCAGATACCAGCACTCTACTGCCACTAGGTGCAAGGCTTAGCCATTGGATACAGTGCTCAGCGTTAGCTCCGCCCCACTCGTTCTCTCCCTCTGGCGTGACTACTTCATAGAATAGGATCAGTTCAGACTTGCGCGGGTGTATGGTGTAGATGTTGCTTGCCTCTTTCTCTAGTTTTCTTTTCATTGCAGCAACCTGTTCTGCTATGTAGTTACTCATTCTCCTCCTCCTCGAACCCGAATAGTTGAGTCAGGGCTGAGTTAGCCCTGCGTAGGTTAGCGATAGCTCTGGCTATCTCCTTCTGTTGCAGATCTATCTCAGCTTGATTAAGGCATAGGTCTACCTTAGCCTCTAAGTATTCTCTATTCATTACGCTACCTCCTCTAGTTTAGTCTGACACTTGGAACAATAGACCTCTTGCCCTTCCCAATAGCCCGCACGCCCACAATGCCACCACGATACTTCACTATCCTCTTTCAGCTCCCACTTATTCATTACGCTACCTCCTTTATTACTACATCATCATAACCTTTGACCTCGCGGTAAAACTCAGCTACACGCTCAGCATCTATCTTGTACGCGTAGTGTTGCCAATTAACTTCATACGCTCCTACCCATACTGTCCACTTATTCATTACTCTCTCCTCCTAAATGGCAAGGGCAAGAGCAGGCATAGGTGTCCTGCATTGTGTCCCCGCATAGATTATGTCTATCTTGTACGCAACTACTATTCATTACCTTCTCCTTTTGGACAGTCTGCGTATGGGTGTTCGTGTGGATCTAAGTCCTCACAAGAGCAGAAATTAAAGTGCTCTACCTGTGTGGCGTGCGTTAGTTCTGCTAGTTCTGACCAACTAATTGACTCACTCATTACTCTCTCCCTCGCTTGTGGGTAGTACTCTACCCTTCCATTGTGTTTCGATTACCTTGATGTCGTCCTCACCCGTAAAGATATAGTCCCAATTCCAGCTTTTAGGATCTCCGTCATAGGTTTCTATCTCTAGTGTTACTAGGTATCTATCTTTCATAGCCCACTACCTCCCACGCGCTATTTAACCTAGCCTGTTGCCACTCTCCGCAGTGCTCGCAAGAATAGTCTGCGTTAATTGTGGACAGTACTAGCCCGCGTAACCCGCAGAATTTACACTTATCCATTACGCTATCCCCTTTGCATCATTAGCTATCGCCAAGATAGACACTAGCTGCTCGCCTATCTCATCATCATTGTCTATATACTCTCCCTCGCCTAAGTGAGCAGGTTGCCACTCTCCCGCCTCGGTGTCATAGATAGTGCCGTCAGTAAAGTGAGCTGCCTCGGTATCGGTATCCCACTCCCAGCCTCCCTCACTAGTGTACTTAATTACGAAAGTGTGTTCGATCATTTACTTTCCTCCTTGTAGTCTTTTAGTGCCTCGTCTGCTTGCTCTGTTATCTCATCAGATCCGCAGCTCTGCCAAAATTCAGCCTTTTCTGCTCTGCGGATAGCATCTTCCCACGCCTCAACAGGGTAGGGCTTGCCCTCTAGCTTTTCCTCTAGTGCCGTCTCTACGAATTCCTTGTCCCAATAGGCAACAAGCAACTCATCATCAGGCTTGTAACTCTTTAGCTGCTCTATCAATTCACTTACTTTCATTTACTTTCCCTCTTTCCCGTCCATTAGATCGCATTTAACATCTGGAAATTCGTGTTCTGCTTGACATAGTGAACATAAGCCATAACCAATGGAGTCAATAGCCTCTTGTAGTGTCTTAAATTCCATTACTTACCCTCTCCCTCTTTCTCGATCTCGCCTTGTAGGTATTCGATAGCTACCTGTCGGGCATTGATGTAGCCCGTGCCTACTATTGTGCGCGGTGCTACCTCTCGCGCTAATAGTGCATTAAGTAGCTCTTGATTAGTCATCTTGCCCGCCTCCGCTAGCGTGTATTTATAGCTCATTGATTAGCCACCTCTCGCACCTGTTCACGCCATAGGCGTATGGCTTGTCGTTTGGTGTATCCATAATAAACACGGGTGAGAAAGTGGTGATCGCTTTCTCCCTCCAATACGCCCGTGATCTTCCACGCCCCACTATGTCCGATCTTTTCTACGGTCATTTATGCCACCGCCTCGACATAATAGCCGTGCACCTGATAAAGCTTTATCAAGCGCTTAACCGCTGCGGGGGTGAGATCACCCTCGCCCACTACCTCGCGTGTCTCAATGTCCACGAGCTTAACGCGTGTTTTTTGTCTGCTCATAATTTAACCCTTTCCTTTCCGGCCTAGTTACCGGCCACCGCCCACGGGTAAGCCCGTGGACGATAGTCACCAACTAAAGATCGCACGCTGCGAGATCCTCGCACCATTCCCACCCGCTACCATTCCAAAACAGATGCGCCGCTACCTCCCACAAGCCCCACACCGCTAGCCCTATCGCCACGCCTAGCACAAGCCACCCGCGAGGGGTTAGCCCTCTCACGCGCTCACCCTATCGCCCGCCATAAGCTGCGCGAACTTAATCGCGCCCGCCTTGTCGCCTATACTCTCGCATAGCTCGCTAGCGTGAAAGGCGCATAAGTATCGCGGTACATATCCGCCCGATACTGTCACTCTTGCCATATTGTCACACCATAGACACTTATCCATTATCGCCCCGCCTTGTCTAGTTGGCAGCCGTGACAGTCGCATAGCTGCGGGGCGATAGTGCAATTCCACCGCGCACTCTTTCGCGCCTTGTTGAGTGTCTCGTATTGGGTAATCGGTGCGCCGGTGCTATCGGTAGCCCACTCACGAGCTAGTTCGCCGTAAGGGCATAGGGTTACTATCTCGTAGTATCGTGGATCATTGTCGCGCTTATTCGATACGATAACCATAAGGCTATCAACGCCTCGCGGGCTAATTCCCACGGGCTTAAAGTCTGCAATTCGTGAATTAAAAAAGCGCATAGTCTCACGGGTAAAAAAGTAGCCTTGCGCCTTGCTTGCTATCTGGCTCTCGTGCCAGATCTCGGCGGGGCGTGTTGGATAGTTACGGCAGCCATTGCAGCTGCAAGGGAAAGAGAGCTTTCCTTTTGTCTCTTGTGTGTTAGTCATTTACTTATTCTCCGATCTCGTTTAGTTGTGTGAGTAGGTTAGCTATGTTGTTTGTTACCTCGTAAAAGTCATTGCTGCTCACTGTTTTTTCCATTAGATCATTTAGTGCGGTCTTTAATAGTGCAATGTCTAGCTTGTTAGCGTAGATCTCAATTGGCTTTACATAGATATCGGTGATGTTCATTGAGTGATCCTTTTGTGAGCTTGTTAGGTAAGTGATACTCACGGGTCTATTGTGCCGTACTATGCCCCATAAATGCAACACCTAATCGGATAATCTTTCACCGTGTCGCAGCTCGCAACACCCTAGACATTAGGCGCGGTTATGTCTAAGGGTTAGCGGGTTAGGTAGTGAGCGGATCTAGTAGGACAAGGGACAAGGCTAGGCGATTAAGTCACGGGTAAGAGCTGCGCCGGTATCGGTTAGGTCTAGCGGTTACCAGCTGCAAGGGTAGGCAGCTGCAAGGTTAGGCGGTTACTTAACAGCTGCAAGGGTTAAGGGTTAGGGTAGCCGAGGCGGTAGGTAGCCCCACCATTTTTGCTGAGAAGTTATCCACAGCCTTATCCACAGGTCAGACCAGTCAGGGCAAACACGCTCAGACGGTCAGACCAGTCACCCCCCTATGCTTAATCTGGCAGGCGGGGGCAGTGTACTCCCCAACAAAAAATATTTGCTAAAGTGAAAGCTGGATCTAGTCTCTGACCTGCGGTTTTATATACTGTGATGAAGGTCACATCTGTAAAACGGGAAATGCGTTAAATTTCCTGCCTTATATATAGTAAGGGGTTTTAATAGGAAAAGCCCTGAGCAGAAGGCGGTTGGCCTCTAGCGAGGCCCCTAGGCCGAGTTCAGTCTTACCCCTCAGTTCGCTGTAGCTCCTTCGGGCGTTAAGCCCGACCTGCCCAGTACTTTTAGTGGGGATAGGTCTATCTACTGGTAGATGAAACCTTCCTCGCCTAGTATAAAGAAGATCCGATTCCGGCCCGTCCCCAATAAATTTTAGGAGATCACGTGGCTGACAATAGTGCCGACATCGCCAAGAGAATCATCCTTGGCTGTGTAGCAGAGGGTATGACCATCGAGCAGGCTTGTGCCTCCGCTGGCAAATCCATTAAGACTTACGAGTACTACCGACGTACCGATAAGGTTTTTACAGACAAGGTTGACCGAACACGGCTAGGCCTGAAGGACAAGTCCTTTGCAGCAGGTGATGTCCACGACTTAACCTTTGCCGAGTTCCGCGAAAAGTTCCTACACTCTAAGACCTTTCCACACCAGCAAAATCTGGTAGATATGATTGAAGGCCGCGAACCTGGTTGGCTACACCCTTCTATGAAGTATGAGCCAGGGCTAGCTGCAAACCGTATTCTTTTGAACATCCCGCCCAACCACGCCAAGTCCATTACGATTACCGTGGACTACGTAACGTGGCAGGTAGTACGTAACCCCAACTTTAGAGTTTTGATTGTTTCCCAGACCCAGCAGTTAGCTGCCGACTTTCTCTACGCCATCAAGCAACGCCTGACTCATCCGATGTATGAATCACTCCAACAGGCTTACGCTGCTGGCGTAGGGTTTAACTCTAAGTCAGCATCCTGGCAAGCAACCCGCGTTACCTTTGGTTCC